AAAGATATGGACGAAGGCCCAGCACTTCTTATCAAGCGTAAAGTAAATGGCCCCAACGGTATGGTGCGTTCTGCTCCAAAGCTGTTGGATAAAAACAAACAGCCTCTGAACGTAAGTGTCGGCAACGGCAGTAAAGTTCGGGTGCAGTACAAAGAGTGGGAATCCACTTGGAATGGTACGCTGTACAAGGGGCTTGACTTTCAAGCGATGCAAGTATTAGAGTTGGTGGAGTATGCCAGCCCTGATGGTGCTGAGTTTGATATTGTCGATGGCGAAGATGGAGATGAGTTGTGAACTATCGTTACACGTTTGACGATAAAGTTTACGATGTGTCAAAGCTAACACTTGAGGCAGTTTCCTGCTTCAAGCTGTTAGCGAATGTTAATGATCGCATTGATGACTTTCAAAATGAAGTAACAATTGCTCAAGCATCTGCGGTGGCACTACACCAAAAGATGCAAGAGCTTTTAGATGACTCTGCAATTGTCGAGGACAATGATACGGAGGAATAAACTATGGGCGATTTTGTGGGCTATCAAAAGCCCTGCCCTGAATGTGGCGGCAGTGATCCTGTCGCCATAAATTCAAATGGTTCTGCAAAATGCTTTAGTTGTGGAACCTTTTTTAAAGACTACGAATCTGCGATGGGAGGCAATGTGGCAGACTTCAACAGCTTCAAACGATCAAACGATAACACTCCCTTCTCCAATAGCGTATATCACGCTCTCACCGATAGATCCATTTCTCTTGAAACTGCAAAAAAATATGGCGTTAGATCTGTTAAAGACGAGCAGGGAAACATTACTCAACACCATTACCCTGCGTATATCAACAATGAAGAAGTTGCTACGAAGGTGCGTAATGCAGACAAAACATTTCGTTGGTCAGGCTCACCCAAAGGAACTGGCCTTTTTGGTCAGCAAATTGCACAGGCGGGTGGCAAATATATTACGATCACTGAAGGTGAGTGTGATGCTATGGCGGCATACGAACTTTTGGGGAGTCAATGGGCGGTTGTATCTGTTAAGAATGGAGCACAGGGTGCAGTCCGTGATGTTCAAGAAAATCTTGAATTTCTTGAATCGTTCGATACGGTGGTTATTTCTTTCGACAACGACAAAGCAGGAAAAGAAGCCGCAAAGAAAGTGGCGCGTATCCTCAAGCCGGGGAAAGCTAAGATACTTTCACTCCCTGTGGAATTCAAAGATCCTAATGAAATGCTCAAGCTGGGTCACCACAAAGCTTACGTTACTGCGTGGTGGGCTTCAAGACTTTATACGCCGTCTGGGATTCTGAATGTCAGTGAGGAGCGGGACAACTATAAAAAGCGTGAGCGTAAAGAAGCTATACCGTACCCTTGGCATGGTCTTAACGACAAGTTAGATGGTCTGCGACAAGGCGAGTTAATTACTCTTACGGGCGGCACAGGCTTAGGTAAGTCCAGCGTGACTCGTGAGCTTGAACACTGGTTAATTACTAATACTAACGACAGGGTAGGCGTCATTGCTCTTGAGGAAGATTGGCGTCGAACTGTGGATGGTATACTTTCCATTGAAGCTAACGCTCGTTTGCATATTGATAGTGTACGCGCTCAGTTCAGCGATGAAGAGATCGACAATTTCTTTAATGTTTTGTATGGCGGTAACAACGAGAACAGGGTTTATGTTCACGCTCATCTTGGCATGAACGATGTTGATAGCGTCTTTTCTAAACTACGTTTTATGGCGATGGGCCTTGAGTGTAAGTGGATAGTTTTTGACCACTTGCATATGCTTTTGTCTATGACCACTGATGGTGACGAGCGCCGTAATATCGACACCATCATGCACAACTTCAGAACTTTGGTGGAAGAGACAGGCATAGGCTTAATACTTGTGTCACACCTTAGACGAGTTGACGGTAACCGTGGTCACGAGAATGGTATTGAGACAGGACTAAATCATCTACGCGGCTCACAGAGTATCGCTCAGTTGTCCGACTGTGTAATTTCTTTAGAGCGCAATCAACAGTCAGAAGATCCTGTGGAGGCCAGCACTACAAAAGTTAGAGTGCTAAAGTCTAGGTACACTGGTGATGTGGGGCTGGCTACACAGTTGTTTTATGATAAAGATAGTGGTAGGCTCAGTGAAATAGCTATGGAAATAGAAGAACAAAATGAGATTGAGCTATGAAAAGCATCGTGTTCGACATTGAAGCAGACAGTTTAGAACCTACAAAAATATGGTGTATCGCCGCTGTTGACCCTGATTCGGGCGAGACAAAGACCTTTGGGCCTACTGAGATTGTTAATGGCCTAGCTTTTTTAAACACCGCTGATAAGCTGATAGGTCACAATATCATTGGGTACGATCTACCCGCTATAAAGAAAATACACAACATCGACTTAGCTGAAGGTAGGGCTGTAGTTGATACGCTTGTATTGTCTCGTTTGTTTAATCCAACGAGAGAGGGTGGACATAATTTAGAGTCTTGGGGGTATCGGGTTGGTCTTAGGAAAATCGATCACGATGAGTTTGGTGAGTATACTCCTGATATGTTGAACTATTGCCGCAACGATGCTGTTCTTAATGCAAAAGTATTTAATCATCTAAAAACTGAGTCTCGTGGGTTCAGCCGTCAGTCAGTTGTTCTTGAGCACGAGACATTAAAAATTATTGCAGACCAACGAGATCGTGGGTTTCTGCTAGATGTAAAGTCTGCAACGCTTCTTGTTGCTGAACTAACTGACAGGCTTAAAGAAGTAGAGCGTGAGGTTCAAAAAACTTTTCGTCCTAAGCAACTTAAGACTACTTTGTTGGCTCAGTTTACCAAGACAGGTGCGCTGTCTAAGATGGGTTTAATTGAGGGCAGTACAAAGAAAAGCAGGCTGACTCAAGAAGAGTACGAGGAAATAGCTACTAAACGAAAGACTGTTCGTATTGAGGAGGTTCCGTTTAATCTAGGCTCTCGCAAGCAGATAGGTGAATATCTTATTGACTTTGGTTGGAAGCCAAAACGCTTTACACCTACCGGGCAACCAATTGTTGATGAGTCTACGTTAAGTAAAATCAAAGACATTCCAGAAGCCACTCTGATTGCTGAGTACCTTCTTTTGCAGAAGCGAATAGCACAGGTGTCTTCTTGGCTTGAAGAGTTACATGAAGATGATCGTGTGAGGGGCTTTGTTAATCCTAACGGTACGATTACAGGTAGGATGACACACAACCACCCTAATATGGCTCAAGTTCCTAGTGTAAGAGCGCCTTACGGTAAGGAGTGCCGCTCTTGCTGGACTATACCAGAGGGCTATAAGTTAGTGGGTATTGATGCTAGTGGCCTTGAGCTACGAATGCTGGCCCACTACATGAAAGACGAGGACTTCAAAAATGAAATACTGCACGGAGACATACACTCAACTAACCAACGACTTGCAGGGCTTGAATCAAGAGATCAGGCGAAAACATTTATCTATGCCCTCTTATACGGAGCAGGAGATGCAAAGCTTGGCAGTGTGGTTGGAGGAAACAAACGTGATGGTTCGGAACTTAGAAAGCGTTTCTTCGATAATCTCCCTTCATTTAAACATCTTAAAGACACAGTTGGAAGAGCGGCTTCAAAAGGTTTCCTCAAAGGACTAGATGGACGCAAGCTCTATATTCGATCTGAACACGCCGCACTCAATACCCTGTTACAAAGTGCCGGGGCTATTGTTATGAAGCAGGCTATGATAGGATTGAATCAACTAATTAAACTAAACACTCTTGATGCTCATTTTGTATGCAACGTACATGACGAGTGGCAAGTGGAAGCATTAGAAAAGCAATCTGATTGTGTGGGACAGTTAGGTGTAGACTCAATAATAAAAGCTGGCGAGCAACTAGAACTTTTTTGTGAGCTTGACGGCGCATATAAAATAGGAGATAACTGGAGTGAAACACACTAGCATTTTTTTTGTACTTTGTTTTTTATTATCTTGTAGCACTTATCAAACATCCAAAGATGAGCCATGTTTAGAGTGGACTACAAGAGATAGAATTGACGAGATATGTACTCGCCAGCCGTATCGCCTCTGCTTTGACTACATAGTATTAGAAACAATATGTTTGCGTAGAGGAAAGCCAGCATGAAAAAGTTTGGACTTTGGCTTTATGATTGGTACAACTATATTTTTAATCATAAAATAAATCCGCTACGCCACATCCCTGACCCCACGACTAGATTCTTTTTAATGTTCTACTTATCTGTAGCATGGAGCGGTGCGTTTGCGTTATGGGCTGGAAGCTGGTATTACTTTGGCGGTAGTGTTTACGCGCACTTAATTTTACTGGCTATGTTTTTTATAACTGTTTCTATCTTTGTTGACGCTGAACGTAGGGGCCATGTTTGGTTAATTGATTTAAAGAAGAAGAACCGTGAAACACGATCCTAGCCGTATTGGAGATTTAGCAGAGCATTATGCCATTACATGGCTCTGGGATAATGGCTACCATGTTTTTAAAAACTGTGGCTGTACCGGCCCAATAGATATTGTTGCCTTAGATCCAGACGGTAACATTACTCTTATAGATGTTAAGTCCTATAAAGATGGTAGACTCTCTGCAAAAACCCCACTACAAAAAGAACTTGGTGTACAGTACCTACACTACAATTCACTTACGCGCAAATGTCGCTTTGTAAGGCATAGGAAATGAAAATTGACACATTAATTGACGATATTTATGGACAACTAAATCAGTTGTCTGAAGGAAAAGAATTTAATTTATTAGATGAAGATCTAGACCAAACTGTAGCTCGTATCAAAGATTCAATTTTAGCATGGGCGCGGCCTTCTGAAAGGGACTCTGCGTTTTCATTGCGAATGTCAAACATTGGGCGTCCTGCCCGACAACTCTGGTACGAACAAAACCTCCCATTAGAACGATCACTTCCTGACCCCGCTGTCCAACTAAAGTTTCTTTATGGGCATATCCTTGAAGAAATTCTTTTAATGTTGGTTCGCTCTGCGGGACACACTGTTACTGATGAGCAAAAAGAAGTTGATGTAAAAGGCATCAAAGGCCACATTGACTGCAAAATTGATGGTCAAGTAGTTGATATAAAAACTGCATCTAAGTTTGCGTTCAACAAGTTCCGCGAGGGGCGTCTACGAGAAGATGATCCCTTTGGTTATATGTCTCAGCTTGCTGGCTATGAGGAGGCTGAGAAGTCCTCTGAGGGCGGCTTTCTTGTAATCAACAAAGAGAGCGGTGAGTTGTGCCTGTATCGCCCAGAAGAGCTAGACAAGCCCAGCATCAACACCCAGATACAAAGCGTAAAGAAAGCTTTGAAGCTAACTACCCCGCCCCCACGGTGCTATGAATCTGTGCCAGAGGGAAAGAAAGGCAACATGAAAATACATCGTAGTTGTAACTACTGCCCCTATAAGTTTGAGTGTTATAAAGATGCAAACAATGGGCAGGGGCTAAGAGTTTTTAAATATGCTACTGGTTTAGCATACTTAAGTCATGTAGAAATTGCACCGCGAGTCGAAGAGGTTAGTTATGAATCGACGCCTTTCTAAAAGAATAAATAAAAAAACAGTTGAAATTTTTATTGAGTGGTTAAAAACAGTTATTGATGAAAACCAACACAAAGAAATTGACCCAAAAAAATATAAAGATTATATTCCTAAAAACGCTTACTATTGGTCTGGGACCACACTTGTTAATTCTATATTTACTCCTCGTTGGATTAAAAAGAAATTAAAATATATGCATAGAAATAGTTCTCGTGCTATAGAAGATTATTGTTTGTCTGATTTCAAATGAAAATTTTATCGCTAGAAGCCGCTATCTTTTATTGTGCAAGACAATTAGCAGACGAAGAATCAATTGATGAAGATATTTTATTTGAGTTATACACAATATTAAAAGTATATTTTGAAGATAATGTAGTAACTATCCATTGAAACCAAAAATAAAAAAAGCTTACCGCCGCCCACGAGTTAAACGTCCAGTAGACAAAGCCCCAATAAAAGGCTACGATTCTAATTGGGAGTATGAACTTCACTCAGGCATTTTAAATGATTGGAAGATTCATTCTGAAACAACCGATTACATTGTTGAGCATACATACCATCCAGATTTTATTCGTGAGGTTAATGGCAAGAAAATATATTTAGAGGCAAAGGGCCGCTTCTGGGATCACAACGAGTACAATAAATATGTTTGGATAGCAAAAGCACTGCCCAAAGATATTGAACTGGTTTTTTTGTTTGCTGACCCCAACGCACCAATGCCTCAAGCAAAACGCCGCAAAGACGGTACAAGACGTAACCACGCTGAGTGGGCTTCTTCTAAAGGTTTTAGATGGTTCTCTGAAGATAGTATTCCAGAGAATTGGATAGACGTTTCAAAAAGAGGGAGTCTCAACGATGATGAATGATCGTAAGCGTGAGAGACTAGAAAAGTTTAGTCGCCACAAAAGAAAAAAACATGAAGAGCGCGAAGACGAAAAGTTTAAGCCAATAAAAAAACGCAATAAATACAAACTTAATATAAATGATTTAAATGATATTGAAGAATCGGAGGAGTAAAATTGGACGCCTATCAGCAATACATACATAAAAGCCGTTACGCTCGCTATCTTCCACAAGAAGAAAGACGAGAAACATGGAAAGAAACAATTACCCGATACATAAAGTATTGGGGTGATAAGCTTAATGATGACGAGCGTGTAGAAATATTTCAAGCTATTCACAAGCTGGAGGTTATGCCGTCCATGAGAGCGTTGATGACGGCAGGACCAGCACTAGACCGCGATAATATGGCGGGATTTAACTGTAGTTATATTGCTATTGACAGCCCTAGATCTTTTGATGAGATGATGTATGTGCTTATGTGTGGCACTGGTGTTGGCTACAGTGTCGAAGACCAATACATTTCTAAACTTCCAGAGATCTCAGAGGAATTTCATGCAACAGATACAGTCATACACGTACCGGATTCAAAAGTTGGATGGGCGAAATCGTATCGGGAGTTGGTATCATTGCTGTATAGTGGTCAAGTACCAGAATGGGATACATCTAGAGTTCGCCCTGCGGGTTCCTCACTTAAAACTTTTGGAGGTAGAGCTCCTTCTCTT